AAGCCAGTCAGGGCGGCACTTGCAAAGCAGGCCGGTTTCTTTGTCGGTCCAATACGCCGACAGTTCTGGCGTGCCGTTCGCAAATACTTTGCGCGCGGTCGGGTGTTCGCGCACCTGGCGGCTGATCGCCTGGCATGTGGCGAAGTCTTCGGCGCTGATCAGATCCGCACCGGCAGCTTCGGCGTCAGCGACAAACTGTTCCCAGGTGGCCTTGCCATCCTTGGTGCGGCGGTCGACCTGGGGCGCGACCATGTGGCGCTTGGGGAATTCGTCGGGTTCCAAGACCGCGGTGTGAATGGCCGTGCCCAGCTTCATCGCCGGCGTCGGTTCTTTGCGTTCGCGGTTTGGGTCGAGGTACTTCGACCAATAGTGCAGCGGAGAGCGCGCAAGCACATCAAGGCCAGATTTCGAGATCCCAACGCCGCCGTGGTAGTCGTCGTTTGAAATCCCAGAGTAAATGCCGGTTTTCATTTATTGCCAATCCTTTCAAAGTTCACGGAAGATCACCGTGGGTGCAGATTATTACTCGAATAACTGCCCAAAAGTGCAAAACCGTGAATTATGATGCTATTTTGCAACGACAAATAGCAATACTGAATCCCATGAAATCCAATGACTACTACTGGAAGGTTTGTGAAATCGCGGTCACTTGCCGCGTGAAACCCAATGACATCCTGAGAGAAGCAGGGATCAGCAACACCACGCTGCACCGCTGGAAGACCGGCGCCGCCCAGCCAACCACCCGCACATGGGAACGCGTCATCGAGGCCGCCCAGCGCCTTAAAGCGAGGGCGCACGCATGAACTTCATCGCCACATTACTGTCGGCCGCCTGCATCGCACTGGCCATTGGCACATGGGCGCGCATCGTCTGGTTTGGCTTCACGATGTGGGGGCCACTGTGAGCCTGCGCCCTTACCAACACGAAGCCATCGAGCAGCTGCGCAACGCCTACCGCGAAGGCTACCGCGCGCCCATCCTTTGCGCGCCAACTGGCAGCGGCAAGACACACACAGCGGCCACCATCATCCGGTCGGCCGTCAACCGTGGCCACACCGTATGGTTCATGGCGCACTTGCGCGAGATCCTGACGGCCACCAGCGCCAAGCTGACCAGCGAAGGCATCGCCCACAGCTTCATAATGGCGAACCGGCAATGCGACCCGTTCAGCCAGGTGCAGGTGGTGAGCGTTCAAACCGCAGCGCGCCGCCTTGGCATGCACCGCAAGCCGCACCTGATCGTGATCGACGAAGCCCACCTGGCCGTGGCCGCCACATATCGCCAAGTGATCGAAGACTGCGGCAACCCACTGCTGCTGCACCTGACAGCGACACCGGTGCGCCTGGACGGCCGCGGCATGCGCGAGGTGGCCGACACCATCGTGCAGACGTGCGGCACGCAAGATCTGATCGACATGGGCATGCTGGTGCCCATTCGCTACTTCGCACCCAGCACGCCAGATCTGACGGGCGTGGCCACCATCGCTGGCGACTATGCGCAAGGCCAGCTGGCCACAGCCATGAACAAACCCAAAATCACCGGCAACGCCGTGGACCACTACCGCAAGCTGGCGCATGGCCGGCCGACCGTGGTGTTCTGCACATCGGTCAAGCACGCCGAAGACACGGCCGCCATGTTCAACGGCGCCGGCTACCGAGCCGTGGCCATCAGTGGCAGCAGCGACCAGACAGACCGCGACAACGCGCTGGTGGACCTGGCAGCCGGCCGCATCGACGTGGTGGTGAATTGCCAGCTGTGGGTGGCCGGCGTCGACTGCCCAGCGGTGAGCTGCATCATTCTGCTGGCGCCAACCAAGTCAGTGACCAAGTACCTGCAAAGCGTTGGCCGCGGCCTGCGACTGCACCCAGGCAAGACCGACTGCATCGTGCTGGATCATGCCGGCAACGCGCTGCACCACGGGCTGCCGACCGAGCGCCGCGAATGGTCGCTGGACGGCACCAAACGCAACAAACGCAACACAGACACCGTCGAAGCGGTGCGCCAATGCGAACGCTGCTACTTCGTGTTCAAGCCGCAGGCAGAGTGCCCAAATTGCGGCCATGTCCATGTGGCCAAGCCCAAGGTGGTCAAACAGACCGACGGTGAGCTGGCCGAGATCACGGCCATCAAACGCGAGAAACGCCAAGAGGTCGGCAAGGCACGCAGCATCGAGGATCTGAAGCGCATTGCAGAGGAACGCGGCTACAAAATCGGCTGGGTCTACCAGCAGCTGCGCATCAAGGGTTCGAGGATGCTGGGCCTATGAACTGTTATCCGAAGTGCAACCACATGCGCGTGCTGATGCACGACGGCCAAGAAACCTGCACATGGTCGGACGACTGGCGCGAGGAATGCGAAGCCAGTGCCGTTCTGGCCATGCCGCTGGTGCAGCGCCGGCGATATTTGTGGGGCTACAACAACACCTACACAGGCAAATGGGTCAAAGGCATCAAAGAAATCCGCGGCGAGGCCGAATTGGCCAAATTGCAAAATAGAATCACAGCCCTGTGGAACGCACGACAGCTTGGAAAAGGGGTACGCCCAGCCGGCGGTGGCGCGTAACACCGGCTGCCAATGACGGCGAAACTCCTTTCGCGTCGTGCGTTGGCTGACACCACGGAAAGACGTGGATTTTTTATTCAATCAATCGAGGACCATTACATGGCAATCACGAAAAAATACGACATTGCTGTCAAGACCGGCAGCTACCAGGACAACCAAGGCCAGACCAAAAACCGATACATGAACATTGGTGCGGTCATGCAGGGCGACAATGGCCCGTTCATTCTGCTGGACCCCATGGTGAACCTTGCAGCGGCACCACGCGAACCAGGCAAAGACCGTGTGATCTGTTCGCTGTTCGAGCCACGCCAAGACGGACAGCAGGCGCCAGCCGCGGCACCACGCCAAGCACCTGCACAGCGCCCAGCGCCCGCGCAGCATCCCATGGACGACGACATTCCGTTCTGACCATGACGCAAGACATCGACACAACACTGGCCGAGCGTGGCAGCCGATACGGCAAATTTATCGATCACGCCGAAGTCACGCAAACGTTGAAGGCCATCATCAAATCGAAGATGGGAGACAAGTGGGACCGACTGGCTGACGACCAGAAAGAATCACTGGAAATGATCGCCCACAAGCTGGGTCGCATCATCAACGGCGACCCAGACTACGCCGACAGCTGGGTCGACATCGCCGGCTACGCCAAGCTGGTGGCAGACCGACTGGAAGGCATCGAGCGTTGAGCGAAGCCGCCATCCAGCAGCAGATCCGGCTTGCGTTATCGCAGGCCGGTTCTGTCATGCACCGCAACAACGTCGGCGCATACAAAGACCCAAAGACCGGCCGGTTCATCCAGTACGGCGTAGGCAACCCAGGCGGCAGCGATCTGATCGGCTGGACGCCGGTGGTTATCACCCCCGACATGGTGGGGCGCAAGGTGGCCGTGTTCACAGCCTGCGAAGTAAAGACAGCCAACGGCAGGCCGACCGAACACCAGGTCAACTTCATCGCGCAAGTATTGAAGGCCGGTGGATTTGCCGGAATCGCACGATCACCTGGCGAAGCTGTTGCGATTACACAACATTCAGGGTTTGTCCTAAGTAAATAGCCAAAATCTTTGGCATAATAGCGGTCATGGGCAGCACGGTGCAGCCCAACAACGAAAGGACCGCAAAATGAACCAGCAAGAGCAAAAACTGATCGAGGCCATCAAAGCCAAGCCTGGCTACCAGGTGTTCCCTGGCAGCATGGGTGGCAGCGTGATCGTCGCCTGCACCAAGCCAACTGGCACCAGCCAACAGAGCGTGTGGCTGGGTCGCAGAAGCACCATCGAGAATCTGGAGCGCATCGCGGCAGCCGACAAAGTGATCGTCCACATGGGCGACACCTGGCGCGTGATCGGCATTGGCGCAAAACGTAATGGCAACACCTTCTGCCATCTGGCCAGCACGCATCGCGGCAATAAACAAAAGAACGGCTGGATGCCAGCCCAGATCAACGACTGGGTCGACAACGCAGTCCTACAAGAAGCCAAGTAAACCACCCAGGGGCTACGGCCCCATCATTCAACCAACCAGGAGAACCAAACCATGAAACCCAGCCACTTCACCACACCACGCACGATGGACGAAGCCACCTTCTACGCATGGGGCGCATCAATCCACCGCGACCCGCCATCCAAAATGGAATGGCAAGACAAGCTGATCATCGGCGTCAGCATCGTCGCTGTGATCGCCTGCCTGTTGATCATCAAGATCTGGGGCTGAACATGCCGATCATGGACCCAAACCTGCGCGCTGACATCGACCACATCGTCGCAAAGCTGCTGCAACAAGAAACCAGCCACATGATCAACAAACAACACTTGGCGCGATTGCTGAAAGACGCAGCCTGCGCCGGCGTGCTGTCGGGCTTCACGGCCGGCACCAAGGCGGAGCGAAAGCGTCACGAAGCCAAGGACGGCCAGAAATGACTTGGCCATTCCCAGCCCAACCAATCCCAGCCGGTGGCAAGCCGCCACGGTTCAATCCCGACAACTTTGAAGACGCACCACTATGACCAACGCATTCGACATCAAGAACCCGATCATCAAGATCGACACCAAAGGCATGGAGCGCGCAGCAATGAACGCCCGCACCCAGTCCGGCGTGGTCAACAAGAAACGCAAAGAGGGCGTGCAAATGGCCATGGTGGACAGCCGCAGCCTGGAACCAAAAGCGTTCTACTATTTCAGCAAGGCTGGCGGGAAATGAAAGTCGCGCTGCAAAAAAATAAGAAGACGCGTTCTGGCGTCCATTGGACTGCGTGCGAACCATTTGTGGAGAACAGCAGAGCCGTTCTAATCCATCGGGTTCGATATGTCACAACGCACAAGATCGGCCCGCGATGGAAAGCGCACCTGGCTGTGAACGGTTGGTGCGGAACCACGATGACTGGAACCGACAAATTCACATTCCTGAACGCACCGCCTGACGGCCGACTTGTTTGCGCCAGGTGTGAAGACGCTGCCGTCGATGCTGGATTACCAAGTTCGGCGCAACTCGCTGGGAAGCACATTCACACTGGTGGCGTCGTCGCGGTCCAAAGATGCTGCGAACAATCGAGTGGGGATGCAGCATGACCAAACGCGAAAACACAATCGCCGCCATCTGGCTGGTGTTCGCGTTCTGCGCTGGCATCTTTGTCGGCGTTTTCATGGCCACCATTGCACGGGGTGTCGTATGACCCGCAAGCGCAGCAAGTACCGACCACGCGGCGTGATCATGGACACCATGGCGCACGTCAGCATTGGCCTGAAGCCATTGGCCGAGATCGACGACGCGCTGGTCATCCTGCGCATCCGAAACCACGACGCGCTGGCGTCCATTGCACAGGGCAAAGGCGTGCGCGGTGACATCGACACCGTGGTGGCCGCCCTGAACATGGCCGAAGCGCTGACCATGCAGAACGTGGGCGAAGCCTACCGAGCGCAGATCCGCGAAGGCCAAGACGCACTGCGTCAGATGGCCAGCCGCGGCGTCGGGCTTGGCGACAAGTTCATCTGCAGCGGCCCAGAGCTGACCGCGATCAACTGGGCTATGGAAATTCACGACGCACAGCTGGAAGCCGTGAACGTCAAACAACTGGAAACCGCCATCAAGAAAGTGGCAGCCATCGTGCGAAGCGGTGGGGCAAGGAAAATATGAACAAAGATACAAACACAGGTGGGCCAGCGTTCCCTTGTGACCGCATCAAGGATGACCAAGGCAATTGGCATAACAGTAGCGGCATGACCATGCGCGACTACTTTGCTGCCAAAGCTATGCAAGGGTTGCTGGCTGGTAGTCCATCAACGCTGTCGGCACTGAGCGACAGGACACACAGCGATGGCTCTGTCAGCGATGTGGCTTACAAAATGGCCGACGCCATGCTGAAAGCGAGGTCCGCATGAAAACCAACTACGTGCGCCTGGTGCGCAACGACGACGACGTGATCGTCGAGAGCTTCGAAGCAGACACCGAATTCGCAATGCTGCGCCACCACATCGAGCAACAACAGCAGCTGATCAAAGACCTGCGCGAACTATTGGACAAGGCACGCCAGATTGCGCTGGAAGCCGTGGACAAGACCATCAAGGGGGCAGCATGAGCGACGGCGGCAAAGGTTCAGCACGCCGACCAGGTGTTGGCTACCAAGACAACTGGGAAGCAATATTCGGACGCAATAAGCCCGCCGACGATTTGCCCATCACCATGGAGCCTGACGACACCGACGTCGAGCCTGAAGACGACGAAGACGACATCTGTTCGGCCTGCAACGGTTCAGGCGAAGGCATGTACGACGGTTCGACCTGCTACAAGTGCCACGGCTACGGCCATTGCGAGGGCGACGCATGACAAAGTGGGGCAAAGTATCAGAGCAAATACTGCACGCGCTGCAAACCATCGGGCCAATGACCCGCGTGGAGCTTTGCGCGCACCTTGGCATTGATCGCGGCATCGGTGCAGCCATTGCCAACCGCATGGCCAAACCGTCGGCAACAAAGCCAAAGCGCGTTTACATCAGCGCCTACGTCTACGACCAAGAGGGACAGCGACGCTATCCGCGCGCGGTCTACGCCATTGGCGACAAACCAGACGCCAAGCGGCCGAAGTCAGACGCAGCGGCCAACAAACGACGCTACATCCAGGCGAAGGTGGCGCGGTTCAAGATGAATAGCGTTTTCAACATGGGACTGACACGACGACAGGTCGAAGAAAGGATCGGTGCGAGAGTATGAGCATCGAAGCAATGAAACAGATGGTCGAGGCGCTGGAAAAGGCAGACACGCTATGCCCTGTAAACAGCGAAGCAGAAATTTTTGTTCGACTGGCGATAGAAGAAGGTCGCAAAGCCATCGCAGAGGCAGAGAAGCAAGAGCCTATTGGTTGCACGGATGATGAGGGCAACGCTTACCAGTACGGCTACACAGGGCCAAAGTTTGCGCCAAACATCAAACTCTACGCCAACCCACAGCCAAAGCGTGAGCCGCTGGCGGTGCGTGAGATCAAGCGCATCGCTACCTACTGCGGCGAACACATCAACGACGAAGACGTCATCGAAATCACGCGCCGCGTCGAAGCCGCACACGGCATCAAGGGGCAGCCATGACGACAGACACACAATCACTGCTGACGATGCTGGGCCTGATCTTCGCCAGCGCTGCGCTGACCATCGCGGTGCTGGCTGGGTGGGTGGCTTGGTGTTTAAGGGGGCAGCAATGAACCCACATGACATAACAGGAATTGCTTTGGCACTTGGCCTGCCATCAGTACTGGCGTCGCATCCAGGCGTAAAGCAGCTGGTGCGTGAGGCTATCGCAAACGAGCGCGAGGCGTGCGCGAAGGAGTGCGAACACACAGCGCTGCGAATGGGTAGTGAGTGGATGGCACATCACTGCGCCGCAGCTATCCGAGCAAGGGGCCAGCAATGACATCGCATGAATTTGTACGCGCACAGGCGGTGCTGGGCATGAAAAACAAGGACATGCAAGGCATCTTCGGCGTCAGCGACCAGACGATCATCAACTGGCGCAAGGGCTACACTAAAGTGCCAGGCGCAGTGGCTTGGGCGATTCGGTCACTGCTGAAGCAGGTAAAAACGGAGTTATGATTCAAACGCAGACAGGCATTGCAGCGCGGCCTGTCTGTTTCCAATGTAGCGCTCAACCAAGGTTCGTATGTCATCCGAAGATCTTTCCCCAGCATCAATGCCATTTCAGTCGCGCATCCGCGACATGGCCAACAAACCCATCCAATTAGAAGTCGCCCATGTCATCCACGACTACGTGGATCTGGCAAAGCGCATCCTGCTCGAACACCGCGTCCGTGACTTCACAGCGCGTGACGTCGTCGCATTGGCCACCGCCATGGAAGCCCGCGACAGGCAGCTGCGGTACACCACCGTCGAAGGGGCCGACAAATGAACAGCCCAATCGAACAATTCCGCGACGCAATGGCGGCGGTTGGACTACACACCCACGACGAAATCATCGACGACGGCAAGATCCACCGCGTCCAGCTTGAAGGCGACAAGCCACGCAGCAACAACGGGTGGTACGTCATGCACGGTGACGGCGTGCCGGCCGGCGCATTTGGCAGCTGGAAGCACGACATCAGCGGCACTTGGTGCAGCAAGTCAGAACACGAATTCACGCCAGATGAACGCAGGGAATATGCGCGCCGCATGGACGATGCGCGCAAACAACGCGAAGCCGAACAAGAGCAGATCCGCGCAGAGGCCCGCGAACGTGCCGCGTCCATCTGGAACACATCACCACCGGCGAACGACAACCACCCCTACCTGGTGCGCAAGCAGGTCAAGGCGTTCGGACTGCGCGAGAGCCGCGGAAGTTTGGTGCTGCCTGTCACATCACCCGATGGCGTCATCCAGTCCCTGCAGTTCATCGACGCCGAAGGCAACAAGCTGTTCTTAAAGGGCGGCATGAAGCGCGGCTGCTACTACAAGATCGGCGGCGCACCCGTTGACCGCGTGATCGTGGCCGAGGGCTACGCGACCGGCGCAAGCCTGCACATGGCGCATGGCTGCCCAGTGGCCGTGGCGTTTGACGCGGGAAACCTGCAGCCCGTCTGCGATGCCATTCGCAAGCGCCTGCCAGCGCACATCGAGATCGAGATCTGGGCCGACAACGACCTGAACACCAAAGGCAACCCAGGCGTGACCAAGGCAACCAAGGCAGCCGAATCCGTCGGGGCCAAGGTGGTCGTGCCAGACATTGCCGGCGACTGGAACGACGTGGCTGTGGCCGACGGCATCGAGGCGGTTCGCGACGTGGTGGTGGCCAACGACAACCAGCCAATCGACATGACGCCGCTGCCTTACATTGGGTCACGCGGCAAGCCACTGGCGACCATCGAGAACCTGCACGAAATTTGCCGGCGACTGGATGTGACGATCCGCTACGACGTCATCCGCAAGGACGACGAGATCCTGATCCCAGGCGTGAACTTCAGCGTGGACAACAAAGCCAACGCAAGCCTTGCATGGCTGTCATCCCAATGCGCCAAGTTCAACTACCCCACCGGCCAGATCGGTGACTTCGTGACGTTCTTGGCCGACCAGAACCTGTACAACCCAGCCATCAACTACGTGACCAGCCGCCCATGGGACGGCGTGAGCCGCATCAAGGCGTTCTACAACACCGTGACGGCCAAGGGCCAAGACCAGACCCTGAAAGAAACCCTGATGAAACGCTGGATGATCAGCGCCATCGCCGCGGCCTTCAGACCTGACGGCGTGAGCGCCCACGGCGTGCTGGTGCTGCAGGGCGACCAATACCTTGGCAAGACCAAGTGGTTCAAGTCATTGGTGCCAGACAGCACGCGACTGGCCCAAGACGGCTGGATCTTGCGCCCAGACGACAAAGACAGCGTCAAGCAGGCGTGCAGCTTCTGGCTGGTGGAACTGGGCGAACTGGATGCCACGTTCCGCAAGTCAGACATCGCAGCCCTGAAGTCGTTTCTGACCCGCGACCGCGACGTGCTGCGCCGAGCATACGCAAGGCGCGAATCGGAATACGGCCGCCGCACCGTGTTCTTTGCCAGCGTGAACCCCCGTGAATTCCTGCACGACATTACCGGCAACCGACGCTACTGGACCATTGAGTGCGAACACATCGACCACAGCCACAGCTTGAACATGCAACAGGTCTGGGCTGAGTTCCATCAGATGTATGAGGCCGGCGAAACGTGGTTCCTGCAGCCAGATGAAATGGCAAAGCTGAACGAAGCCAACACGGAATTCGAGGTGCGCGACCCAATCGAAGACCGTTTGATGTCACGACTGGACTGGCAATCACCCAACGCAATCTGGCGGTGGATGACCGTGCTGGATGTGCTGATCGAAGTTGGCATCGAGCGACCAGAACGCAACCAGCTGAACACGGCTGGCCACATCATTCGCAAGCTGAACAACAACGCGGCCAAGAAAACCCACGGCGTTCGTCGTGTGTTGGTGCCACCAAAGACCGGCGACCAAGATCAGCCATTTTGACAAATCGGGGGTCACTTATTTGGTCCATGCCAATAGTGACCCCGCCCCATGACCCCCCGTCAAACCCGCGCTGGCATTGGCTTGCGGACACTTGGGGTCACTTGGGGTCACTATGTATATATGAAGGATATAAGAAGGAAATGACAACACGCGTAAGCACGAGCGCACATGGGAAAGTGACGACCCCCACGACCCCCTATGACCCCCGCGACTAACTAAGTCAGTACTCACTAACATTCACGCAAAACACATCAGCGCCAATTCCAACCTGGCGCTATCATTCAAACCATGCAGATCACAGTCGAATCCAACATCAAAGCCATCATGCCCAAGCTGGAGCAATTCACCAGCAGGCAGGCGCCGTTTACCATTGCCAAGGCACTGACAGCCACAGCCAAACTGGTGCAGGCCGAGATCAAGCAACAGCTGCCCACAGCGTTCGACCGACCCAACGCATTCACGCGTCAGGCGTTCGCAGTGCAGATGGCGCGCAAGGACAGCCTGACTGCCATCGTGTTCGCCAAGGACAGACAGGCCCGATACCTGAAGTTCGGCGTGCAAGGTGGTGGTCGACGCATTAAGGCGTTCGAACGCAGGGTCGATGCAACAACCAACGCTGATGCCGAGGCAGGCACAGGCAAGCTGGTGCCTACCCGCAACATCAGGCTGGACGCATCAGGTGGTGTGAGCTTGGCCACCATCAAGCGCATCACACAGCAAGGCAACCGCAAATACTTCATCGGCAAACCACAGGGGCAAGGCCAGAACGCATCGCGTGGTTATGGCATCTACGAACGCGTGTCAGGTGGCAAACGCATCAAGGCACTGATGGTCTTCGCTGAACCAAGGGACTACCGCAAGCGACTGGACATGCCAGGCATTGGCGCACGTGTCGTGCGTCAGCGCTTCGACACCGAGCTGCGCAACGCATGGACCTTGGCCATGAGGACTGCCCGATGATGTGTTGTTTATACGCCACAGAAAAAACGCGGGTCCTTTCTGGGTGGGGTCTGTCGTGGGTCATTCCCCCGCGCGATCTTTGGTTAGTGGGCGCTAACATTACTACTTGAACGCTAAATGCCTACTGTTACCCCAACCGCATACGCAAAGCACCGCAAATGCAGCCCTGAAGGTGTCTTCGACGCCATCAGAAAAGGCCGTCTGCAGGCGTCCGTGACGCGTCAGGAATCTGGCCGTTACTTGGTGGACGTCGAGCTGGCCGACAAAGAGTGGGCCGCCAACACAGACAGCGGCACCGGTTCACTGGCGCATGCCAAAAACAAGCCCGCGGCAGAGCCGGTGGCCGTCGAATCCGAAGACGGGATGACCTACGCCGAAGCCCGCGCCAAGCACGAACAGTTCAAAATGCGACTGGCCGAGCTGGAACTGGAACAGCGCGAAGGCAAGCTGGTGGAAGCTGACGTCGTGCAGCGTGAAGCCTTCAAAGCAGCCAGACAAGTGCGCGACGCATTGCTGAACCTGCCCGACCGCGTGGCCGGCGTGCTGGCCGCAGAGACAAACCAATTCAAAGTGCATCAGATGCTGACCAAAGAGATCCGCCGCGCGCTTGAAGACCTGAAGTTCGACTGATGGACGGCGCCATCGTTTACCGCACGGCGTTCGCCAACGGCCTGCGACCAGATCCCGACTACACGGTCAGCACGTGGGCAGATGCCAACCGCATGCTGTCGCAAAAGGCGTCGGCCGAACCTGGCCGCTGGCGCACGGAGCGCACGCCGTACCTGCGCGAGATCATGGACGAAATGTCACCGAGCAGCC